CTCTTTTATAAATAAAAAACACCCTGTTTAAAGGGTGTTTTTAAAGTGATTTTGTTGAATTATTTGCTTAACAACTTTTCAAGGTTTTTATTCAACCTGCTTAACTGGTTCATAATAACCCAATTCTGCTCTACTAAGGCGCTTAGATAAGTTACCTTGGCCTGTTCTTCGGCTTTGGCGAAGCTGAGTGCTAGCCCAGCTTTAAAAATATTGTTCGCTAATAAATCCTGTGCCACGCGCTGTATTACGGCTAAATCTTGCGGGTTTAAGTCCTCCAGTCCGTATCTTGCTTTAAACTTCTCTAACTCCTTCTGCTGCTTTTCCTCCGCGTTTTCTCTTTTCCCGAATAATGCCATAAATATCCTCCTTTATGGTAATCTTTGTATTATAAGTATAGGCCATAAAGAAGGAATATAAAAGACCAATTCTAAAGCACCTGGTCAATGAAGCCCATCTTGGGCTTTTTCTTCTTTTTGCCGGTCATTATTTCCATATGCACGTCAAGCAGCGCGTACAGCTTGCGTGGGGAACAGCGCCAAAACTCTTTTTCCGACATCCCCAGGACAACTGTCCCCAAATAATAAAGAAAATCCCAGTCCCAGCCCGGAGAACCATCTACGGGGTATCCAGGGCCGGGGTCTGGGAGTTTTTTGGGTCTGGCAGGTAATAGGCTATTGCCTTCTGGATTGTCTGTGCTACTTCTCCCAGGTTGCTCGGGTCAATCATTTTCCCCACGGCTTCTTCGGTCAAGGTCGCATCTTCATGCACCAAACCGACCCAGACTACTGCCCGGAGTGCCTTCAGCGAACCTTTTTCAGCATTACCAAGGATAGCGAACACGTCACCGTGTGCCTCTTCCAGCACGCAAAAGGCGTTCAAATCCAGCCGCAGGTGACGTTCCTTGTCCAACATGATGGGAAATTCTTTGTCGCGGACGTTGTTTTTACTCATAAATTACCTCCATAACACTGGCTGGGGAATTAATCCCCATTGTTCCCAGTTATATATCGTTTTTCGGGATACAGAAACACCCAGTTCTTTTAATGCTTGTACCACCTCATCAGGTGTCATATAAATAGACCTCCAATCAAAACTAAAGAGAGGGCTACAAGCACCCTCTCTCTACATTTCATCAGACCTCAGGCGGTTCATACACCGAATCGAACCATTCGCTGACGTCAATCTCAGGTTCATCCGAATCCAGATCGTCTTCATCGACAACTGCCTGCCAGGCACCGTCGTATATCCGCTTCACGAATATGCCTGTAATTGTCGGTGTCTGGAATTCGGGAGTATCCTCTTTTGTTTTGTATTCCTGCTCGGGTAGATTAAACTTACCTTTGTACAGCCATACATAGCGGTATTTGTCATTGCTCTTGATACTCCTGAAACCTATCGCCACATATGGAGCCTCGTCATCTGCACTCCGGTACATTACGCCGCTCGTAACAGTATGCCCCAGCAAATCGGCCTGGACGTCCAAGGACAAGTCCTTGACATTCAGCTCAACGGTAATCTCACCCAGGGAACTCGCCACCTCGTCAGGGCCGTCGTCAGCATACAGTGTCGCTGTATTTGATGACGGGCTGATTCTTGCGCTGATTGCTCCGGCAATTTTTTTAGGCTTGTCGGTGCCGCCTGTCCCGTAATCATACTCGACGCCCGTTTCATCGTCGGTTTTCAGTTTTATATAGTGTAAGTCCCTTAGACCTACTTGTACTCCTGCCACGTTACTCGCCTCCTTAATCCATAATCCTGTTAAACAACTGCGTTAAACCATGTGCTGGCCTGAGTGAAACCGGTTGCGTCCTCGTCGCCAATGGACTGCCACTTGTTGTCTTTAATCCGCTTGACAAATGTCCCAACAAGGGTGGGAACCTGGAATTCCGGCGTGTCTTCTTTGGTTCTGTACTCTTGTTCCTGTAGCTGAAATTTGCCTTTGTAAAGCCAGATATAGCGGTATTTTCCATTAGATTTCAGACTTTTGAAGCCAATCGCCACGTATGGGGCGGTATCATTGGCCTTCTTCACCATGACTTTGTCAGCGCCAATCGTATGCCCCAAAAGCGCGGCCTGGACGCTGAGGGGAATATCTTTTGCCTGTAACTCGACGGTGATTTCACCAAGTGAACTGATCACTTCGTCCGGGCCGTCATCGGCGTAGAGCGTTGCCGTATTTACGGCAGGGCTTATCCTGGCGCTAATTGCCCCGGCAATTTTTACCGGGGAATCATATGTGACTGCTGCGCTGGTATCTGCCGTCAGCAGCGCGTAGTGCAGGTCTTTTAAGCCAACCTGTACTGCCATCAACCATCAACCTCCTTTGTAATTCCGTATCTTAAAGCGCGGTGAAAAACTTGCGTATCGTCCTCATAAAAATCGGCCCCTCCTGCTCTGGAGAAGCCGATTGATTTCATTACCCTATCCACTTCGACCGCAACGGGGTCGGGGTTTTCTTTTGACCAGATGTCCATCTGGTAGACCATCCGAGAGGAATATGCCGCATCGTCGGCATAGTTGGCGTCAAAGTTTGTGATTTCAAAAAAGGTTATCCTGGGGTATTCGTTGGCTTTAGGTGCTTTGACAGCGTAGACGCGAGAACCGCCAAGTTTTTCTGTAAGAGTTGTATCGCTTGTCAGCGCAGTTTTGATGGCGCTTTTCATGGTGATCATCGTTTCTTTGCCAACTCCTCCCGCAGCACATTACCCATCGCGTCAAATATCTCTTTTTGCTTTTCCTCTAAAGCAGGCCCTATGAACGGACGGGCAGCCATCTTAGAAGTCCCAAATTCGAGGAACACCCCATAAAACGCCGACCTGTTTGGCCCTACTTCGATGTATTTAACGCCTTCCTTCGACCTTTTCACGTTGCTTTTCTCAATGCTTTTTGATAGTCGACCCGTCCGGCGCGGTGCTCTTTTGCTGATTGCCGCCCGCAGGATTTCTGCGCCTTCACGCAGGGCCTTGTTCTCGGCACGGGCGGCTATCCTCTCGCTTAATGCGTTCAGCTCTTTTAGCAGGTCATCCAGGCCAGTCAATTCGACCTTAGCCACTTGACACCGCCTCCACCATGATTTGCAGCCACCTGCGCCGTCCCTCCAGGTCAATAACGGCTTTGATTTCGTAATCCTCGCCGTCCCAGCGCAGCCGCATGGCCGGGGTTATATCCTTTCGGTAACGCATTGTAAAGCGTACCTGGTGCTGTGCCTGGACTGCCGCGGCCTGGTAATACTCCCGGCCTGAGATAGGTTCAACTTTCGCCCAGGCAGAATAAAGCGGCTCCCAGGTTTCTGTCGGGTAGCCGTCAGTATCGGCACTGGTTTGTTTTTGCATGAGAGAAATGCGGTGGCGTAGTTCACCGGGGTTCATCGACCTCACCCCCGCCCTATTTCTTGGACCAGGACAACGGTTACATCCTCGTCAGTGGGCGCGTCTCCAGCAGTTAATGTGATTCTCCCACCCAAGAACCGCGGGAAGTAATCAAACGGGCCGAATATCACCTGTTGCTCTACAGCGACCGTTAATTCAAGCTCTTGCCCTTCGGCGTCATACTGGGGGAAGTATACGTCGGTTGAGCCGCCGGAAAATTGAACAGTGTCAATGTCCGTAGTAAAGGGTGTAGAATCAACCCCGGATGCCACGGCGGTAAAACCGGGGATGCCGGTATCTTCCACACCATCCTCCCCAGTAATAGCGGCGGCGATAAGCGCGGCGGTATTTTTTGCATCGTCAGGGATAAATGTATCATTGTCTGCTTTCATCGCTAAAGTGACCATAATAACGTCATCTTCAAGCACAACATCAAGGTCTGTCGCCTCGTCAACGCTGGGGACGACCACTTTAATGCCGTATTTGTCGCCATCAGGGCCTGGCTCGTCGCACGTAACGGTGACAACGCCATCGCCCTCACTGATCTGCGCAGATGCGTTGGTGTCGTCTATTCTGACTTTTTGTTCAAGGGTGACGGTCAACGATTCCTTTGCCTGATCTGCGTTGTCAATCGCTATCAGGACAGGTCCGCGTGCTGGCGGCACATCTACGGTTGCAGAATCTATTTTTCCATCCCAGGTGATTTTCTGCAAAACAAGGGTTCTTTGGCTTAATTGTGCCCAACTTTTGGGCAATGTCATGTGTTCTCACCACCAGTCAGGGCTTTTTCAGCGTTCTCTTTGCCCTGTATGCGCGTCCCGTCCGGAAGTACATACCAGCCGCCGCCAACATGCCGGGGGTGTGCCTCGGGCTTTGCTTCGCCTTGCCTTACTTCGGCTGCTGCTTCGGGCGTTGTTTCCTCCGCTATCTGCCCGCCCAGCGCCCTTTTGCTCTGCAGATACTCTGCACGTTTTGTGTCCTCGGTTTCGTAAATATCGCCTATTCTGTAGCGAATTTTGGTGTATTTATCGCGAAAATTCTTGATTACCGGGTATTTCACGCAGATTCGTCACCTCCGCTGTAGTCTTTTAGCTGTAGGATTATCGCTGTCATGGCGCGGTCGAGCTTACTTTTCTCGTCGCCGTCGTAAATCATGCCCACATACAAAGAAACGGCAAGCTCGTACAATGACAGCTTGCCGTTACCCTCTTCTTCAACATTCGGTTCACGCACTCCCGCATTCAGCAAGTATTGTTTTGCTGCGGAAACAAGGGAAGCGAGGAGCACATCGTCCCCGCTTCCGTCAATCCTTAAATGCAACTTCACTTTATCCAACAAAGTCATTCCGGGCATTATTCGTGCCTCCTGACCGCAAATTTCGCTTCTAAAGACTTCTACAGCTCCGCATCGACAACTTTGGCAATCCGGAAAGCAGAGGCAAGTTTCTTGCGCTGGTCAATCCATGCGGTCAGCACCCAGATGTATTCGCCTTTGTCCACGTCTTTGTCAGAGTCGTAGACGACCGACGGGTCGTAATTCAGGTGCATGTAGTTGAAGTCACCGACAATGGGGCGTCCGTAAATGCCGTCGGTATCGTAGATGGCCGCAGCGTCAGAGAAAAATACGGGTTTGCCGATGATCTCTTCCGGCTGCTTGCCGTACAGCGATACAGAACTGTTGCTGAGTTCCTTCAGCATTGTCACATAATCGCTGTAGCGCATACATACCTGCGCATTTTCGCGGAAATCCTCATGCAGATCGGCGATGGCGTTGGTGATAGCCTCGAACATAGTTTCGCCTTCGACCTCTGTAATGACGGAAGTAGTGTCCTCGTTGAGTTCATAAAAACTCATGTGCTTTTCAGCGGCAACGACAGGCAGCGGAGAATTAGGAGCAGTTCCATGTGCAAACGAAACTTTCTTCTCCTTCGCTGCAAGACCGGAGCGCAGGGCATTCTCAACGTAGGTCACTAGGTCAAGGTCGGAGCCGTGCAGCACGGTATCACTGATACGCACTTTAACTTTAAATTTGAACTTGCCGAAAGAAACTTTATCGCCGGTCGCTTCGATTTCTTTGGCGGTTTCCACGTCACTAATAAAGGAATCGTCGTCCAGTTCAAAAGCGATCTTCGGCAGTTCCAGTCCGGCGATGGAAGTCATGGCAATTTTGCCGCGAAGTGGGTTCCTGACGAAAGGCTCGGCGATTATCTCTTTGGACTGGGTAGTCGGCAGAAGGTTCTCGCCGCCGGTCTTGTTGTCCCCACCGGCAGGAATTGCAATCAGGGGAGCAGTGATGTCTTCACCCAAGATTTCCTGCGCCTCGGGGGACATGGGCCTGCCCAGCACTTTCGCACGGATGAATTCGGCTTTGGCGGCAACGATTTTATCCGCGCTGGTTTTTGCGTTCTGAACGGGGTTCTGCTGCCGTATCTTGTTGATTTTTTCCCTTTCTTGGGCCTCCAGCCTATCATGCGCCTCCTTCAGGGTGTCAAACCGTTCCTGCAAGTCAGCTTTTTTAGCCTTCAAGTTCTGGATCTCTTCAATAGGGATGGTAGGATCAGCAAGTTTAGCCACCAGGTCTTCTTCAATGTTTTTCAGTTGAGCGCCTACGGTAGACATCTTCATTTTCAGATCATACAGATTGGCTGCCATTGTAAATCCCCTCCAAAATATTTTTTGTTCTTTCAAGATTAACCTTTGACTCTTCAAGCATTGCTGCCCTTTCCTTCATTTCAGCCTCTTGGCCGTCTATAGGTGATAGCGACAACAATTTTTTAATGCTTTCTGGTATGTTTTTGTAGAAACCAAGCACCTCCAGACCTATGCATGCGGCTGTTTGGTTTTCAGCTAGCACCTCATCGCATAGGTCATAGTCCAGACACTCCTGGGCGGTAAGCCAGGATTCAGCATCAAGGAGTTCGATGAGTTTTCCCTCGGTCAACTTCTCCCCAGCCTTATTGAGGTAAGCGGGGATCATAGTTTCCCGAACCTTGTCCAAAACATCAGCTTCCTTGCGCATGTCGTTGGCGTTACCCATAACCCACGACCAAGGATTATGGATCATCATCATGGCGTTTTCCGGCATGTATATCGTATCGCCAGCCATCGCAATGAGGCTTGCTATGCTGGCGGCGATACCGTCGATATAGACGTTTTTGTATGCGGGATGGCGCTTCAGAATGTTGTAAATAGCCTGTCCCTGGAACACTGCGCCGCCATAAGAGTTGACATAGACATTCAGTGTTTTAACGTTGCCTAATTCATCTAGTTCGTCCTTAAAACTCTTGGCAGACACATCGGTATCCTCCCAGGGATACGATGTGATGTAACCGTAAATATAAACCTCTCCAACGTCATTATCGTCTGCTGCTGCTTTGATCTCCCAAAACTTCCTGGCTAACTTCCTGGCTTGCTTTTCTTCCTTCAAGATAGCTTCTAGTTGCTTTATCCTTTGCTTATCCAGCTTAATCACCCCTTTAACCCTTTTTTTCCTTTTTCGCGGGGCTCGTCAATCGGGTACAGGTCGCCACTCATATACAACTTGTCACCCCCCGGCTCAGGCGGCAAGTCCTCCCAGGCGCGGACCTCGTTGGGTTTGAAATAACCTGTACGGACCCCTTTAAAATAAAACTCTCCGCGGTTTTTCATGTCACCGCGGAGAAGCGAGTTGACGTTGCATTTGAAGTACAACCCCCGCCGCCTATCTTCCGGCAGGAGCAGTTTGCGGTTGAATTCTTTTTCATACTGCGTGCAAATCGGCACCAGAGTATTCTGTACATACTCCAGGTTCATCTGTTCCATGCTGGCGTAGTTCACATCTTCGACCTCGCCCAGCATATGCGGCGGCATGTTGAAAACAGCGGCTACACGGGTACGGGTAATGCGCTCCACCTCGAAAAGTTTGGTGTCAATGAAGTTCTGCTTTTCAAGTTCTGTAATTTTTGATCCCTGTTCCTGAATCAAAACCCCGCCGTTTTCTTGATAAAACCTCTTAAAACTCTCCAGCACCTCTTTTTTCTTTTCCTCATCCATATGTGCCGCAAGTTCCAATATGAATGATGCTGTAATTGCGCTATTAATCTGTTCAAGGCTAAATTCCTTGACTTTTGCATCAAAATTAACAGTGTTACGCAAAACATCAATGGGGCTAATACCCCGATAACCAAATCCATGGATATGCTTGACATGGATTACTTCCGTATTGTGGGCATAATATCTGCCGTTGTCGCCTTGTATTTCATACCACAGCTCCCGTGTGTCCTTTTCAATGACTTCCGTCACCTTGCCGGGGTCAAGTATCCATAATGCTTTGGGTACAAAATAGTCGTCATAATCCTTGATGGCATACGCATTGCCGGTGATGTTGCGGATTGTCTCCATGGTGCGCATGAAGTCAAAGCTCGTCATGTTCGGGTTCGGTTCATGCACTATCAGCTCTGCCGCCCAGTGGTCAGTCACCTCCCGGTAGCTGCTGTCTTTCAGCTTGATTGGCATGGCGCCCATTGAGTTTGACAGGCGGGAAACAGCGGCAAAAATAGTTTCATTCGTAGCCAGGGTATGAGTGCTTTGACGGGTGAAAATGTTATATGGCTCGAACCATTTTTTGAAGCGGCTGTAAATGCTGCTTGTAATACTATTCGTGCTGGCCTTGATTTTTTCTCCCGTCCCACCCATAATCCGGCGGCCTAAGTATTGTCTTATTCTTGCAATTATGCTTTGTTTCTGCAATCTACCGCCCTCCTCTCAGGTCTTTGGCGGAAATGAACGTCACTCCACCAGTAGCGCCCCCGGCCACCGTCGGCATTAGCTTCATACACTCAACGTGCGCATTGAGCCAGGCGGCAAAGCCGTCAATCTTTCGATAGCGGCCCTGTTTTGTAGGTAGCCAGTTGCCGTTACGGTCTTCAACGAGTTTGATATTGTTCAAGTACCAGCGGAACAGTTTGTTGCGGTTGTAAACCACTTTGCCGTCTAGCAGGAGTTCTTTTATGTCTTTCAGCGCCGGCG